GCACGTGTTTCGATTCTATTCATGCCTTTCGACATGTAATAAAACCAATCATCCATGACTGGATCTCTGAGCATCTTTGCTCCTTCTGATCCCCGCACAAAACCTGTGTAAAAACTGGTGAATATTGGAAGTCCGGAAGTTATAGCTAAACCACATTGCCCAATGGACGACATCCACATCTTGGATATCTTCTCATTGTCTAGTGGTTTAAGAGCCACACAGTCCTTTCCAAGAGAAACCCTTGGATCACGAACCATGATGTACTTATTTCCATCAAAGACCGGTTGAGATTGACAGAACACTACATGTTCCAACTCATATACAGTCTCTTCAACCTCCATGTTGAACCCATGTGCTAAAAAATAATCAGGGATAGCAGCTCGCACAGCTGCCTCATCCGATTCTTCCATGAATAGCACACAATCATCACCATCGTTAATGATCTCCACCTTTAACCCCAACAACTTAATCAAGTTGTATAGGATACAAGCAGAAATCAAACAATTACCTAATGATGTATCTGGATCCCCAGACATTCGTGAACCATCCGTTTTATATTTAAGTTCACCATCCTCCATATTTACAAAACACTTATTTACAAGTTGCTTTCGTAGCAATTTCGGTAGCTCTCTATATCCCGGATAGAACAATTGATAGACATTATGACAAAATTTGAGTGCATCTTTTGAGACATGCTGGTCAAATCTTTTGGCGTCTATTCCAATTGCACAGGGACGGCGGAAAGCATTCCACTTATCTGAAATTACCTTTCCGCGCTGTTCCTGGTTCATGCCCTTCAGAATGGATGGTGAACTGAAGAGCTTGGTATTAACTATTTTATAAATTTTCTTCTCGATCGGCTTTATATACCGACCCATAGACAAAGTGAACCTAGGACCACGAGGTGAAATGATCCTAGGCACCACACGCTTTCCAGCCTTAAAATTATATTTCTCAAATTTGAGAAACGCTTTCACGTTTGCATCAACTCTGAGATCTAATGGTTTTATTGAGAGGGACTTGACTGCTTCTAGATAGATGATCTTCTTGCGACCCTGGTATGACTCAGCAAAAGCTTGAGCCGTCATCGGGGTGGAATATTGAGCATGTTTCTTAAACAATCGCATCACGTCGGTCATTCCTAATGTGTACCGACCTGGAAGCGGTGGGGGTGGTTGTGAGAAAGTTCCGTCGCCATTTGGCACGAACAAAACTCTCTCCTTTACCGCACACTCCGCTGCGTCTATGGTGTTGTTGTAGGTAGAAAAGGTCGAATCAGGTGAGAAACCTGAAACCCTATATGTCTTTCTTACCCTACATTGGATACCCCTTCGCTTAACTACCTTCAAGTCGGGATGGTTGGGGGCGGAACTAATTCCGCATACCATCCCAGGTAGTCGCGAGGGGCCTCCTCAGGCCTGCGTGTAACCCTTGCGGGTCACACGCTTCCTAAATGGCCACCATCCACTTTGAGCATAATATTGTGTTTCCACATTATTCTTTAGATATGCATCCGTTTGCTCAAACTGTTCGACTTCAACATCATATTCATCCCTTGTGAACGTGAGAGCGATCGCCATTGGCAAACTCGATCTTATATGTTGAGGTCTCATTCCCCGTTCCTTCATTATGTCATAAATGTACTTCTTGACAACCTGTCGGTTAGCTTCAGATCGTTTATTTAATGGAAAATGATTTTTCGCCATTTGTGAACAAGTCACTATAAACGCTTCGCGCCGCTCACGTGTGAGAGCGGTTGGACTAACGGCTTCATATAGAGGGAGGGCTGCGCCTTCCACCTCCTGAGGCCGGAGATCCGGGAGTGGTAAATCCTCCCCCATTGATTCTATCCATTTAGTTGCTTCCACTTGTACCTTTTCAGGTACTTGTGGTTGAAACCAAGATATAAGATTCATCAAGTTACGGACTAATGTGCTCTGTAGGAATAAATTCCAAGCATCACTCATTGCGGGGGTACAATAACTAACAATACGGGGTCCATATACCAATAGGGCGATTACTCCTATGGTACAGGCTATTGTTAATTTCATACCTCCAATTACACATCTGATAATACAATTAATCATATCATAAACCAAATCTGTTAGCGCGGTTATTAACGCACTTCTGCTTGGATGGCCATCTCGCAGACGCGGAACGACTGGTCCGAACCGTAAGCCTTCACGAGTGGGGTGAGCAGTTCGACCTGGCCCTTGTGGTACGCAGCCGCATCGTCGTCCTTGCCGGCGAGCACCCGGGATCGGTC